TTCATTTACGAAGAAAGAGCTATCCCAAGTAGAACCCTTAATATTCATCTGACCCATCAAGCTTGTATCAGCATAAGCGCAGATGTTGTTAGCCAACATAGCAGTTACGCCAACCTTCTTGTATACCTGGATCTCACGGCTTCTATCAGCGTTAACATATTCATCAACGATTGTGCCGCCCTCGAATGCAATCTTAACAGGCTTGCTATCAGCACCAGCTGGGATGATGTAGCAGTAACCAGGATCGATTACCTTGCGAGTATTGGTCTCATCTTCAAGACCCTGAGGAAGGATAATAACCTTACGTCCCTTGTAAGTTGCAAGGTGACCAGTATCCCACAACTGTTGCTTCATAGCCTCAGTATATCTCCAACCCTCAGTAGGAACCATCTTAACTGCGAACTCGTAAGTACAGTAAATAGAAGGCTCACCATAAGCGGAAGCAATAACAAGGAGTCTATCGAATTCCTTCTCGTCGAAACCATTAGCAACTACAATATTTGCAGGTGGCAACTGGTTAACGGAAGCCTTAAGAGCATGACCAACCTCTTTGAATACGAGTTCGTCCATACCCTCCATGATAATAGCAGTAACTTCAGCGAAGTCTACACGACCATCAAGGAACTCCTCAAATCCAATCTGAGCTGCTCCACCGATAGCAGATGTACGAACTTCGAAGCTCTCGTCTTCGGACTTACCAAGCTTGAATACTTCGTAAATACCAGTAAGACCAACACGAGTTACGAACTGCTTAGCACGCTGACGTGCATCTCTCTTGCGCTTGAACATAGGCTTGTCGCCCTGTGCAAAGGTCTTGGTTTCAGCAAACTGCATATAAGCCTGCTCAACCTTCTTAGGAAGGACTTCATCCAAAGTCTCTTCGATAATAGAGAAGATTAAATTCTTGTTCTCTCTATAAAGTGAATATGTACCAGCATATTCATTAAGCTCCTGACGAAGGCATTCGTTCAGGGCATCATAGCTGAAATTCTCGCCATTAAAGCTGTAAGAAACAGGAGCGGAAGGGTCAGCTTTTGCTACAGTTTTCATCAACTGTACTAAGTTATTTCTATCTAAAGCCATTACTCAATACTCTCCTTTCTTACTGAATTCTCATAATCTTAACGCCACGCTGATGGTCAGGCATAGTATATACCTTAACTACCTGCCAGAGCATACCAGTTTCAGCCTCAGTTGGCTCAAGGATACCCTTAGCACCTGGAGTAAGAATGTCACCAACTGCCAATTCAGTTGCGTTGATTGTGTTAGTAGTCATAATGTCACCAACGTTAGTCTTGAAGACACGTGGAACCATAGTTGTGCCAGTAGGCATCATTTTCTCTTCGTATTCACGAAGCTTCATAAACAATCTCTTTCTATCTTCCTCAGCGATATCTGGGTTGTTAATATCAGAGAGCTCATAATAATCATGATACTTAGCAGCAACAGAGAAGTCAGCAACTACCTGATTACCGTCAGCATCAAGAACTGGCTTACCATCTTTACCATAAACAGGGAAAGCATCGCCAAGGTCTTTAAAAGTCTTGGTTACTGGGTCATAAACTTCTCTTACACCCTGCAAGAAACGAGTAGGACCGTACATCTCCTGAGCCTTCTCGCCATCAAGTGGGCTGTATACACGAGCACCATAATGCTCCTTAACGAGTGCGAACTCGCAATCTAACTGCTCTTCACGATAAAGTTTTGTCTCATTATAAACGAGCATCCATTCGCCCTTACCGGTAAAGTTAACAAGGCCGTTTGCATAGTCATACTTAACAAACTGTCCCTGCTCGAGAACTTCAATATCGGAAGCTGCAGGAAGCTGAGCGTAAATCTGAGCTGTACGCTGTGCAGACAAGTGGTTAGGCTCAACCTGACCATAGCCTACTTCAACGTAGGAAGCCTGAGACTTAATGCTCTTTTTAAGCAATTCTCTAAGCATTTCTATATTTCCTCCTTAAAATTTTTTCACTTAGTTCATAGATTTCGCAACATTGCGAAGTGACTTAACCCAAGCAGGAACGTTTTCGTCCCCCATACCACCATCTAAGCTATATGTGGTAGGCTTGTTGTTTTTATCATCTTTATCTTCATCAAGGTTGAAATTGACCTTGTTGCGAACACAAATAATTGAAAGCTTTGCTTCAATTTCATCAAGAGAATAAGTATCAATGTTGTCAATAACATCTTTCTTCTCTTCATCAGAAAGCATATAGAAACTTGCAATCATAGCTTCTTTATCTTTCTTTTCAATAGATTTCTTGAACTCGACCAACTTAGCCATTTCAGCTTTCATGTTGTTATAGTCGGTTTCAAGAGCAGAATATTTCTGACTAAGCTCTACATACTCTTCAATTTCATCCAAGTTGTATTTGCCTTTCTTGCCCTTGTTTTCGTCATCATCCTCTTCATCCTCGCACTCACACTCGGAAATAGGCTTGCCGCACTTAGGACACTTCTCTTCGTCCTCGTCATCATCCTCGGACTTAGCAAACTTAGTCTTCTTTTTCTTCTTCTTATCTTCGTCATCATCGGCGTCGTCGTCATCAGAATCATCTTCATCATCCTCTTCGCCTGACTTCTTCTTGTCTTCTGGGTCTTCCTTACCTTCCTCGCCAGGCTTCTTGGACTCATCATCGTCCTCATCCTCTTCAGCCTTTTTCTTCTTCTTAGCATATTCAAGCTCGAAAGCTTCAACATCCTCAAGAGCGAACTGTGGCTGAGCCGCAGGAACATAAGTCTTAGTTACTTCAACCAATTCGGCAGAAGCAGCAAAACCTGTATTGTCATCCAAAGAGAAATTCATTCTAAAGTACTTGCTATTAGAACGATTCTGAAGAATAGCGAACTTTTGACTACCTTCCTCATAAATGCCTTCAATTCTATAAATAGAATCATACACATAACCCTCGTCATTAGCACGTGGATATGTATGCTCTAAATAAGAATAGATAGCACTCCATAAGGAATCGCCAATTTCAACAGCATATCTTGTAAACACTGTAGGCGCTCCTCCTTCATTTAGAACTTTCTTGATTTCATTCATCATTGAGAAGAGCTGCTCCTTGAAGCCATCCTCAAATGAGAATGTGATTTGTGGCGAAGTGATATTGGCCCCCTCGAAACAAGGTTCGCAATCTTCACCTAAAACACAAAGTTTTGAAATAATTGCCTCATTTATAATGAAAAACTGAGGCTTTCCTTTACTATCTTTTGTCCAAAACGCATCAATTAAATCTTCATCTAATTCCATTGACTGGTTATTACCCTCGTCAATGATTCTTTGCGCTTCAGGATACTGACCTGTCCAAATATAGCCTTCGGTCATTAGATATTCACGCTCAATCTGTCCATCGTCTAAAAACTTCTGGAACCAAACCTTTGCACCTAAATCGACAAAGCCATATGGTCGTGTTTTATCTTTAATAGTAAATTTTCCATTGGAAATATCAATAACTCGATTGTGCTCTTCAAAGTCACCTTTTGCCTCATTGAAATAACCAACAATCGGACTGCCTGGAAGTGAGTTAGCCATGTCGCGCGCAACATCTTTAGTAATAATACTTTTGTTGCGATTAGGCTCGTCACTTACATAGCAAACCTTAATTTGACATTTAGAAATCAGTGGGTTAAGAGGAGTGACATTAATAAACTCACAAGGAGTTTCCAACTTAATACTTGTATGTTGAGCCATAGTATCCTCCTTAACTCATAGATTCTTTATTTTGAATGGTTTTTTCACTTTTCTGGTCGTCTGCCTTTTCTGGTCGACCGGCTTGCTTTTCTGAAGAATTCCCTTCTGATACTTTTTGAGAATTGTTTGAGACTGATTTATTATTTTCGCCCCCGCCTTTTAAATCTTCCATTTTCATAGTAGAAGACATAAGTGGAGGAATCATAACTTCACTCAACTTCAAAATCTCATTCTCAAACTTAGCAGTAGCCAAAATCGCACTCTGGGTATGACCAAGAGCAATCTGAGGCAACATCTTAGAATAGCCCATTTGAACTTGCTCTTTATACAACTTGGAAAGTTCCTTATAGTTGTATTGAGTAGTTTCTAACATATAGAATTTAAATTTATATTTCTTCCTTTGAGTGTTGAGCTGTTGCACAACATCATTGAAAAATATATGGAATTGCAAAAGTAATGTTCTCATACTTGCTTCGTCTGACAAAATTGATTTCTCAAGACTTAAGTTACCATCAGTATTAAATAAGTTATTTGAAACACCGAAAGAGTTATATACCGCACGCTCTACACGCTCAAGTTCATCGGTAGAAGTGCTTGTAGTCTTGTCTGAAGTATCCACGGAGTCGATGTCCGCAAATGTTGTCAAAACGTCAACACCAATAGCATTACGTAACATTTGTACTGCATTATTATGGATATCTCTTGCTTCATCCACGTCGAAAATCAAATCGCCATTTTTATCCATAGGAAGTTTCTGAACAATAATTTTCAACAACTTTTGCATCTGCTTGCGGCGGTCTAAATCCTGCGCCGCGTCTAAGTCAAGGATGGCTGGAATAGCATTGATAAACAAAGGAATATCATTTCCGTTACCACTTCCACCATTTCCAAAACTAAATTTGACAGTGCTGTCTGGGTCAAGAAGATACCAGCCAGTGTCGCCGAGAAGATCGGTGCGCAATCTACTGTCAATGGTTCTTGTTTCACTATAATCAGGCTTTAATCTTCCCTGTTTGTAAGCCATATAACCCTTAGCAAACTCTTCTGGGAACATTTTTAGAACTTTCATACGGTAAACAGTGTCGGGGAATTCATTATCGAAAAATTTCATATTGAATTCAATTGCCGGCTTATTACCAATAAAGTATCTTACTCGACAGTACTTAATAGGAAGTTCCTGGAGAATGATACCATTTCCACTTGGGACAATATAACCATAATAGCAACCATTTTTGATTACACTAAGTGCAATATTGTCACACATCAACTTGATGTGAGTGGAGTCAAGGAAGTCAAGCATCTTTTGGAAATCCTTAATAATCTTATCTTCCTTGACAGCATCATCAAAAATCTCTGGAACAATATACCAGTCCCATCTGTACATATTTGCGAAATATTCACAAACGCGTTTATAGATACCACTTGTTTTATAAAAGTAATTTGAGATTTCTCTTAATTGCTCGGTGTCATTATCGTACAAGGCACGATAAATCGCAGCCTTATCAATTCTGAAGCGGGTTGCATGTTTCAAACTGCCCAGATTCAATACGGCATCATCGAGCGATTTTACTCCGACCTTCATCTTACCGTAACGAGTAGTTCCTCCCATATCAAAGCCTTTGGAGTGAATAGCGTCCTGTCTACTTGGCTCGTAGAGAGGATTTTCTCTAATCTCTTCCAAAACCTTACCTCCTTAATAACCCGCTTTCTCCATGATATAATCATAAGAAATCAGATTTTCATCAGTATATGGAATTTCTATTAACTTAAAGTCATGCAAGGCGCAAAATCTTCTCTTGTTATTATCATTATACTGCTGTTGGTAGAAACCTCTTTTACCACCAAACTTTTGACTTGGTTCATAATGTTGTCTACCTTGATACTCAATAATAAAATCAATTTTGCCATCATCATCAAAAACAACGAAATCAAAACGCAGAGGTCTGCCATTGGGACTTCTCAAGTCTTGAAAGCTATATTCCATTCTAAATGGTAATCCAGCTTCTGTCAAAACTTCTTCAATCTTGATTTCTCCTCTTGAAGCTCGCATAGGCTCCCTCCTTTCTTAATTCATAAAGCACCAGTCTTTAGCATTGAATTTCTTTTTACGTTTCTTATTTTCTTCTACTTGTTTAATATAGTATAATCCATATTCAAAAGCGGAGAATTTATCCTTGCGGATACCTTTGTTCGCTTGTTTCAAAATAATGTTTACGCCTTCATTTTCTTCTCGTAAGTTCATCATTTCCTCTTTTAATATGGAAGTTAGGGTAAATGGTTTTAAATATTCTGCCCTTTCCTCAGGTTTCATATTCTGACCAACCTTGGTGCCAAGCAACTTAGTCTTAGCAACACGCTCGTCAATAAGAAGTTTAACTTTACCAGAAGATAACTGAGCTTGCGCATTTGCATGTGCTTCTGTATTGATTGGCGCATTTGCTTTAATCAAATACATAGCATCTTGTTCGGTAATGTTGGTCTTATACTTTTTATAGTATAACTCATCATCATTATAAACACCAAAGTCAGGATACGTATCTCCTGTATTTGGGTCAATCTGAGATTTAATCATATAGTCGACCAAACCAATACCAAGACCATTGGCGTCGATTACGACTCTACGAGCTTTATACTTGTAGAACAGTTTCTTGATACGAATCGCTTGGTCTTCAAAGTGTTCATCAGAGAATGTATAAATATTTACCAATGATTTGTATGCCGCACCCATTGATTGTGGGGTTACTTTAAATACACATACTACAGAATCACATCCCTTACGACCAACGTCAACAGACAATACATAGAAAGCCTGCGCACTTGAGCGTCCAGAATGTTCCAATTCAGGTTTCTGTAAGTTGCGGTTTCTATCAAAGATTTCTCCATTGAAGAAAGCGTCAGCTACAGTACCAGTCCATTTTGATTCATACTCACGGTCGAAAGAAGCTTCATTGAAGGTTCCGTCCTTTTTCAGGTCTTGCAGGAAGTTTTTATCCAGCAACTTCATTAAAACAGGAATTCTCCAAGTTCCGCCCATTACCATTGCCTTGTGAGGCTCAGTAATCATCCAAACCAAGAGCTGTATCAATTTATCATATGCAAATGTGTTTTTAAATCCGGCAGTAGTTACATAAATCTGCGACTTATTCAAAGTCTCATCAGGTTGAGTTGTGCCATCCATACACAAACGAGAAACGTTCATGGTAGGAATAATAGCCTGAGAAAGAATATCGCCGTCAACACCAACGCACTCCTCTACGAGACCGCCATGTCGACGCTTACCTCTCGACTTCTCGGACGCCGCAATATTATCGAAATAAGAGCCATTTTTGAATACATAACAAACATAGTCCTTACCTTCACGCGTCTTACCCGGTCGGCGGTCAAGTTCTCGGTCAAAGGCCGGAACCAGCGTGCAAATTTCTGTAACTTTTTCTTTTACGATACCTGCAGCCTGCTCTTTACCACCAGAAGTAACGAATAATTTACTACGTGGATATAAGATACAACGGCACATCAGTACCATAACAGATAAGAATGATTTTGAATACGCACGAGGGAACACCATGTATACATATTTGTAACGCATAGCCGCACGCAAAAATACTCGTTGATAGAAGAAAAACTTTAATTTCCTTTCCTTTGTAGGGTCTCCGCCATCTTGGAGAAAATCAATGAACATGTCTGGATATTCGCGCCAATAGGCAATATATTGGCGCACCGCAGGCTTAATAGCTTCGATACGCTCTTCAGATAGTCCAATTTTCTTTCTCTTGGTAGAGAGGTCTAATAGGTCTTGAAGAGCCATTAGTCTTCCTCTCCATTCAAGAGTTTTTCAATGTAAGCGGTGTCGTATTCTTCGACATCCTCTTCAAATTCTCTAAATTCTTCGAAATCACTATCTGTGAGAACCTTAGTAGCACCATCCTCAAATAGTGCGGCTTCCATGAGTTCTTCCTCATCAGCTGCCTCAGATGCGCCATCGGCCTCTCTTTGTTTTTCTTCTTCAATCTGTTTAATAGCACTTTCAATCAAGTTACCAAGGTTCATTTCCTCAGTTACCAGATTATAAGTGTAACTTTGTAAATCTTGTAATGTTCTATCAACCTTATCCTGTGGCCCGTCTGTATAATAACGAGGGATGAACCCATCCTTTTCGCAAATTGCCACAAGTTCGGAAATGGAGTCTACATACTCACCAGATTCTGCTTTATTCTGAGCCGCAGTAAACTTACCAGACTTCATAAGTCCGTCATACATTTTAATCATCTTCTGAGCACCATCAACATCACCAATATCCAAGAGCTGATTAGCTTTCAAAGATGTTTTACAAACTAATTTCAATGTATCAATATGTCCCGCAGTTTGAATATCGTAAGAACTCATCATTTCTTCATACAACTGTTCCAACTTAATCCATTCTTCTGGTTTATAGGTTTTGCCCCACTTTAATCGCAAGTATGTTCTATCTTCTTCTGTTAAATCATCATCAAAAGAAGTATCCTCTCCGGACTGCTGTGCGAAGTAATCATCTTCTTCAAAATAACCAGTCGGTCCAGTATAAGGAGTGTACTCAGGTTCTTTTAAAATCTCATCCGGGATTGTAAAAGTCGCCTTCGTAACAGCTTCATTAATTTGTATTGCGTCATAGCCTTGACGCTTCATAGTTTCTTCAATTTTTTTGTTAGCGACTTCTTGTAGATAATCAGTGTGTTCCCAACGATAATCTCGCCACTGTTTTAACTTCATCTTAGATAAGTATCTACCAAGAATTGTCATGCCAGTTAATTTAGATTTGTCTTTTCCGTAGGACGCAAGTAGCTTATTCCATTCATCTTGAACATAAGGTACATCGCATTCCTGCAGAATCCATAAATATGTATCAGGGTTAAAATTGTCAACATGCATTGAAATACATTTCTTGCATTGTTTCAATTTTCCTTCTGGATATTTTTCTAAATTATTTGAACCATAAAATTGTTCTGCACTCATCGTTCTATTACATTTTTCGCAGTAGAACGTACGGTTATCTGCCATGCTCGTTACCTCCTCTCTAATTTATTATAAAAATACCTGGCCGCAATTATGACTTTTTGCCCTTTGAATTTCTGCAACATTTGCAAATAGAGTAAAAACCATCTTTGCTGGTCTTATTCTTAGAGAAGTATTTATTATGAGCAAGTTTAATTTGCCCGCATCGAGAGCATCTCTTGTACTTACCTTTTTCCTCATTGAGGAAATACCAATCTAAATATTCATCCTCGGCCGCAGAAGCTATCAAACTTGGAATCTTCTTGCGCCAGAGGCTACTAATATACTCAAGAGAATGAGTAATACCAAATTCATCTTTCAGAATCTCTTGAATCTGAACATTTTGGAGTCCATCAATTTTACATTCAACAATTCGCTCATAAAGTGGATAATCTGCTAATGCTTTTGTAGCAATATTGTCAAAGTCCTCCATTAAATACCAAGTGTTCGAATCAAAGACTCCCCAACTGTCTTGTTTTAATCTTGAATAGTTACATAGGATGGCTTCGCATACTTTTGGGTCCACCAAAGTAACTCCTTTAGAAACGCAATACCCATTTTCATCTAAAGTAATTTCGCCATCCAATTGAATTGGATTTCTGCCATGCATTACTTTATTTAAAACAATTGGTTTGCGGAAAGCATCTTTAACCAAGTACTGGTCCTTACGCAATTCAATAATAGCCTTTTTGGCAATGAAAGCGTCTCGACCTGTCGCTTTCTTCAAGATATTTTCCCAAACCTGAATGGCCTCTCTAATTTGCTGTAACTCTGGGATTTCTTCTAAATCTTTCTTTGTGATTGAAACTTTAGGTCTAAAAATTTGATTCTTGTCTTCTGTTATTAATCCATAAATACCATCTTCGCCATTTTCAAATTGGGAAACAAGACCTTCAAAAGACGTTTCGCGCTTTGTAACTGTAGCCATACGGTTTTCAGTTAAAATCTTGCGCTCCTTTTTCTCTTGTTTCTCCATGCAGAGGATTAGGTAATCAGCGAGAATTTCCAGGTATTTATCACCTGGGTCTGGATTCTCTGCGAGAATCTTCTCAACCAATGCCTTTCGCTCTTCTGGAGTTGTTAAACTGTAATCTAATTTAATCATCTTTAACCTCCAGTCTTATACTATAATTATACCAGAAAATTTTCGAAAAGTCAACCCGCACTGGAAACCGAATGTTGACAAATTAAAAATTTTTTGGTATAATATTAGTAAATATGAGGAAAGGATATTGGAGATATGAAAGTATTACTTTATATCCTCGCATTCTTCCTTCTTTCACTCTTGGTTGGAATTATATATTGTTGTATTGCGGTAAGTAAAAATAAAGGTCAAGAGTTTTACGATGACAAGTGGATTGGTTCTTTAACCCTTGTTGAACATTTTAATCAAACAGAACATAGTGAATTATTTTATTGTGAAAATCACTATGAGCATTTAAATGCAAAAATGCAATTGGTTATTTGCCACAAGAGGGCGCCGAGCGCAGAAGAATCTCCTTGGGACGGAGTCCCAAGGGAAATACATAAAGCACAAGTTATTGAGTTGGAGGGGAGATACTTTTGGCGGGAACTTGGATTGCAATAATCTTGTGGGGAGTTATTTCCACAATTACATTTATTCCACATATGCCTGCATGCAAAGAGCTTAGCAGCGCAGATAAATTTACAGTTATGGTCATATTTTTAATCGGAGGGCCATTTTTTGCAATATCTAATATTCTTGAAGAATTATTAAATTGCATTATGCCACCTGGTTGGGGAGGAGACGACGATGATTTCTTCAACAAATACTAATTTTGAACTAAAAAATATTAAAGAGTTTTGTGCCGATTGGAAAGCCAGTCTTAAAGATCGGCTGAGCGGGCAGCGCGCAATCCTTCATATTATTCAAGTTGGTGACAATCCCGCATCAACACGCTATGTTCGCAATAAAGTGAAGGACGCACAGGAAGTGGGCATCGAAGCGCAGGTTATTCATTTTCCAGAATCAGTAACCCAAGAGACTGTCGAACAATCCATTATTCAAATTGTTCAGACTAATGCTGAAAATCCAGCTGGCATTATTGTGCAGTTGCCATTACCAATTCATTTGGATAAAAATAGAATTACAAGACTTATCCCAAGCCGCATGGATGTAGATGGATTTAAGAATGATAGTCCTTATTTCCCTTGCACTCCTCTTGGTATTATCACATATCTGAAAGCATGCAATTTCAATTTTGAGGGGGCAAATGCGGTAGTAATTGGACGTTCTGAGATTGTAGGGAAACCCGTCGCAGAAATGTTGGTAGATTTGAATTGCACAGTTACATTGTGCCATAGTAAAACAAAGAATTTGCATACCTTTATTGATAGCGCAGACTTGATAATTTGCGCGGTGGGTAAGGCCGGATTCCTGAACTGCTATCCGATCTACGTACCGGTTATTGATGTAGGTATTAATTTTAATGAAGAAGGTAAAATGGTTGGAGACTGTATTAATACCGAGAATAGACTGGTAACCCCAGTTCCGGGTGGAGTTGGTCTTTTAACCAGATGCGCACTCTTGGAAAATATGGCGGTAGCCAAGCTGTTGTTTGAAAATCCTCGGCTTGACGAGGCGCAAATTCCAATTAAATTAGGAGAATAAAAATGAGAATTAGACCAGAAAACACAACAAGAAAAATTGATGCGCTCGGACGTGTCACGATTCCTAAGGGCTTGCGTGACCGAATGGGACTCCATGAAAATGATGACATGGAATTGTTCAC